GTCGTATATGGTTGACATAGTTCTCCTTATGAAAGTGCCACGATTAAAACAAATGCAATGACCGAGATTGTGGCGATGATCCGATCAAATACTGTGTCCTCAGACTTGTACAAGTCCTTGGAAGATTGATTGTGTTGGTTCCATGCTTTCATTTTTTTAGACTCTCCATAAATTTTTCAGCGAGGCGCTCTCTGCGCTTACGTTGCCATCTTGCATAGAACTGGGTGTTCTGCACTACTATGTATGCACCCAGTACAAGCATAGTGATTACAAGCAGACTGCCTACGATATAAACCAAGGCCAGAATGGTGGTGATTAAATCAAGCATATTGAACCTTTCTCAAAAGTTTTCCTACTTGGGCGGGATGCCATACATCTAAACCTTTAGCGGTTTTGATACCACGTCTTTGCAACCTAGCAGCAATGGCTCTTAAATTAAAGCCTACGTCACCAACGATATCTTGCAAAATTGGTGAGATGTTTTCTAAATAAACATTGCATCTATCGTTGATAGCCTTTAGGCCAGCCTTTGATCCAATGTGTGGGGATGGTGAGCCTAATTTTGTGCCACGCAGTTTTGCCTCTGCAAGAGCCAGCTTAGTACGCTCAGATATTTTGCGAGCCTCCCACTCAGCAAACACAGCAGCCATCTGTAGGAATGTGCGGTCTGCCTCTGGCATATCAGCTGCTACGAACTGCACGTTAGACTCAAGTAAGCCAGAGATGAAATGCACATTACGAGCAAGACGATCCAGCTTGGCAATAACGAGTGTGGCTTTCTGTTTCTTAGCCAATGCAAGAGCTGCTGCCAGCTGTGGGCGATTGTTCTTACGGCCAGACTCAACCTCAGTAAACTCTGCAATGATTTCTTTGCCAGCAAGGTAAGCCTGTACGGCAGAACGCTGTGCCTCTAAGCCAAGACCTGATTGGCCTTGACGTTGTGTTGATACTCTGTAGTAGGTTACAAACATAGTTAACTCCTGTGTCTCGGTGGTTAATAGCGATATCGCTAGGAATGAATATACCAAACTATATCTAGTTTTAATAGTAGGTGTTTACCCTAATCTTATTACGCTATATTTAGTCTACAATCAGATATCTCAACCAAATAAGGCAAACAATGACCGAATTAAAGCCATTCCTAGTGCGCTTGCGCCCAGATGTTAGAACCTTGTTAGAACAGACTGCCCAACAGCGCAATAAGCCCATCGCTGTAATCATTAATGATGAACTGCGGTCTTCTCTGTCGAAGAATGGAGACCTATCGCAACGTCTAAACAAGATGCTTGCGTGATTGTCCTAGAGTTGCCGTTCCCGCCATCGGTCAACACTTACTATCGTAGGGGAGCTCATGCTACCTACATGAGTAAGGCTGGGCGAGAGTACAAGCAAGCTGTGGCTGAGTACATCTCTGGCGGAGACTTCCCAAAGATGGGCAACAAGAGACTGTCTGTCAGCATGGTTGTATGGCCACGAGATAAGCGAGCATTCGATATCGATAACCGCATCAAGAGCGTGTTAGACAGCTTGCAAGATGCTGGCCTGTTTGATGATGACTCACAAATTGATGAGCTGTCGATCTATCGTGGCTCACAGATTGTGCCGGGTGGCTCTATCAAAGTAATGATTGAAGAGATTAAATGATTCGTTCAGCAACTCTTGAAGACGTGCCATACATAGTTGACTTGGCAAAGAAAGAATCTTTATCTTTGGGGTTTATTCCAAAGCCAGCTTATACAGCGGCCATTACAGGCCACAAGACAGGCAAACGCTGGAGTACAACTTGTAACGATAAGATTTTCATTTGCGAAGAAAACAATACACCGGTTGGGTTTGTGCTGTTTTCTTATGGCAAGGTTGCAAAGTGCAACCAGATAGCAATACAGTCTGATGCCAGGCTTTTAGAGCGTGGCAAAGCGCTGCTCTCAGCTGCGATATCACATGGTAATTTGCGTGGCATACAAGACTTTGCTTGTGGCTGTGCGAATGACTTGGCCAGCAACTTCTTTTGGCAGCAGATGGGATGGACCAAGTTTGGGGAAAGGTTTGGTATTAGTTATAAAAATACCTGGAAACAAACCAGCAAAAGAATTGTTAATTTATATCAATACCAAAGTTATGGTTTATTTCAAACCAGCTCTGGTTTAATTGTTCCAAAGAATGATGTGGTAATTGCCATATGAGTCACGATAAAGATGTATACACAAAAGCTGTTAAGGCTGAGTCTAGTATTACTGGCAAGCGCTGGTGCAGTAATTGTCAATACAGCGTACATATAGAAGGTGGCAATTGGAAAGTAAGCGCAAAGGGAAGAGTCAGGCGGTGGATGTGCAAGGATTGTTACCGAAGGAAGACAGAGAGGGAGAGCAAATAAATGTATTACGACCCATCTGTTTCGCTTGTCGTAAGGTTCACCCAACATCAAGGCTGGTTCATCTGCCGAATGGCAGAGCGGTTGGATCCTATTCAGACGAGTTTAGGGTGTACTGTGAGGCCAAATGGGTCTTTCGAAAGTTTAGATCCAAGCGAACTCGGCAACTGTACCTCAAGGAAGTGGCAAGGGTGCGTGGCGAGGCTGGCTATGCTAAGTTGTACGCAGCCATGTTAGATATCTGGAAGAGAAAGCAAGAGCAATGATTTGTGTGAATGATGGCTGTGACAGCTTTGAGATTAAGGTAGCTGAGACGAGGGCGCATGAGACTAAGAACTGGATCAGAAGACGTAGGGTCTGCAAGGAGTGTCATTGCTCGTGGTGGACAGTAGAACTCGGTGAATTTGAATTGAAAGATAATCCTTTACAAACTCATGGCTAATCTGCTAAAAAGACAACTCGGGGCCATAACCCAGCCCTTTGGAATGGAGTGTTGCCAGACCAAGATAAACGCAGCTGAATCACAAGGGATGACCATCGAAGAGATCGGGCCTAGCATTGTGATGGCGAATAGCCTAAGCATGGCGATAAACGATAGACACTCTCGAAAGAGATATCTCGCTTATATAAGCGGGTGAGGTTCTATTCAAATGAATTTTGATATCCCAAAGAAACCTAAGATTAGGTTAAAACCAAAGCCACAAGATCGAAGGCAGATAGCGATAGTGCCATTGCGAGCTGTGATGGATAAGAGCCTGAGTCTTGGGGCGCTCAGAGTTCTTTGCATGGTGTGTGCCTATGCGAACAGGAGCGGGATTACTTGGGTTGGTCAAGAGAGATTGGCTAAGGATCTGGGAGTCAGTCGCAGAACCATTACCGCCCAGATGACGAAGTTAAGAGAGAAGAACTACGTTGATCGGCTAACCAAGGGCGCACGAATGAGCCACACATCAACCATGAGGATTGTTTATAACGAAGATATCTCATTGGCTGATGCGTTGGCATTGAATACTGAGGATGGAAGAAGTCCATACATGATTTTGAAAGAGGAGAGAGAGATGGCTAAGAAGGGGTCTAAAACGAGCGCTAAGGCTGTGAAAACACTTGGGGAATATGTGGATAGCAAGCGAGTGGTTGAGAGCAATGATGAAGAGATATTGGCTTATAACAGCAAGTTGGAGATAGTTAGTCTCTTATATGGAAAAATATATAAAGACAAGAAAACAATAAATGAACTAGACATGAAGGCTATCGAGGTTGCGGAATCGATAGGTTTAACCAATGAGCAGTTCGCACATGACCTGGAGCTGTGGTTGAGAGCCAGACCAGAGCGACCAGCCTCCATCATTGACTACAGCCATGGCTTGTAACGTACCCAATCGGTGGTATGCATACGGCACAGGCAGAGGTGGGTGTGTATACAGAAAGCAAGATGCCCTCTGCGCTTGGCCAGAGGCGGTCTGCCAGCGAGTGGCATACCTCTCCCCCCACCCTTGCCACTATGGGCGGGGTGTACCACTCAATTTTTCCCCACTTTTTTAAGGAGGCAACATGGAATTAGTCGCAGACAATTACTTTTACGAGAGGAGCGAGTAAATGGAAGAGCAAGAGAAGTTGAAACGAGAGTTGCACAGTTGTAGTCTTGGCTTACTGAGACAGGGTTTCTCCCTACAAGCAGTTATTCATGCAATGATAGTGGAGTCTCAGAGACTGTCGGAGTCAGCAAACGTAGTAGAGGCAATTGAAGAAAGTAAATTTAAACCATAAGTGAGGAGCAATAAATGAAATATGAAATGAAAGAAGGTAGCTTTACGCTATTCGTTAACGACAGAAAGCGTGGAGAAACAGATGCGGATTGGACAGGATCCATCAAGCTAGCTGATGGCATCGAGTATTGGTTCAATGCGTATGAGAAACAGGCTAAGACAGGCAAGAAGTACCTAGCCGGTAAGATCGGTAAGCCCAAGCAAGCTGGTTTTACCCCTCGTGGCAACGATGAGATGCCAAAGTCAGATAGCGATATTCCATTCTGATGGCTAGAGTTAAGTCAAATCTAAGTACGCAGATCCCCTCCATGCAGAATTGGGGTGGGATTCGGTCTATACAGAAGAGGTTAGAGCGCTCCGCTACCATTATGGAGAACAAGGAGGCGGTGGCTTATAGCCTACTCTGTATGGCCAACACCAAGATTACGGATATTATGGAGTGGGATGACCAAGGCAACATCCAAGTCAAGGCATCTAAGGATATTCCAGAACACGCTCTGCAAGCCATCCGCAGTATTAAGGTTAATAAGGATGGTAATCTAGAGTTAGAGCTGTACGATAAGGTTGGAGTGTTGCGCCTACTAGCCAAAGCCTCTGGATTGCTTGATAGCCCAGAGGATTCAGATAAGCCATCGGTTATCGGCATCAATATCAAGCCACCCGATATTGAAGACGTAGAAATAAAATAACAACAACCCCTTTACTTTTCTATTTTTTTAGGAAAGAATCTCGTTTATAGCGATATCGCTATTTAACTGAGGAGATTGTGATGACCACGTTTACGACTGAAGATAGAGAAGAAGCGATGCGTAATAGTTGTGAGCATTGCGGAGAGCGGTTGCCCATTGATGAGATCCACCATTGTGCGAATACAGAGCCAGTTCCATTTGCTGGCTTTATTCCATTAGACGATGAAGAGTCTGATAATGAAAAGCTGTGCAGACTAGCCAATGATATGGAGTTCAGTATTAATACTAGGCTTGGGCGCTCTGGTGTCCGCTGGGCGGGAGACTAAGATGCCGATCAAGTCTGAGTTCTGGCACATCCTACAAAAGCATATTGCGTTGAGGAAAGCCAATAAATGAACAATGAACCAGTAGCGTGGACATCACAAGATGTTTTGGATGCAGACCATATTATTAAAGCCGTAGTGCGTAGAGAACAAGATGAGCAACATACTATCCCACTCTACACCTATCCAGCAAAGACACTAACAGATGAGGAAATAATAGAAATAGGCAATGCAGTTACAAATCTTATTGATTCCAATGAAGGCTGGATTGAATTTGCTAGAGCAATACTAAGAAAGGCACAAGAGAAATGAGTGCCTGGCTGATTATCGTTACAGGTCTGATTTATGGCTACATAGCTGTAGAGCAAGGACTCAAAGGCAATGTACCTATGGCGGTGGTTTACAGCGGATATGGGTTCAGCAACATAGGGCTTTTTATTTTGGCCACTAAATAATCACCGCATGAATCACCGCATAATGTGTAACATTTGATACATAATCGTTACCATATGTATACATAACGTAACATTTTTATAACTCTAGCGGATCAAAGCCTAGCTCATCCGCTACCATCTTGGCCCTGTGCCGGAATGTCTTATCGTGTTTCTGCCATGCAGCTGTGGAGGTATTCCATCGACTAGCGTGAATCATCTCGTGCGCCATCGTACGAATACTTGTTTCGAGCCAGCCACAACGAGCTGCTGAGATAGTAATGACGTGTTCATGCTTGCCCCCATCATCGTATAGATAGGTTCCCATCGTATCTGGATCGTGATCTACGATAAATTTAATCTGCTCTGGTAACGGCATATTCCAATTATCAAAGGGTTTGCACACCACAAGCATGGTGTACATATTCTTCAGAATAGTAGATGTGAGCTGGATCATACTTTCATTAACTGACCACGAAAATAAATTAGACCCTCATCCTCATTAACAACTTCTGCCAGCTCTGGTGGCATGAGTTTGCCGTTGATAAAGGTCAATACTGCGTATCCAGCTCTCCAGTTGACCGGGTTGTTTTCTGTGTACGCAAACTGGTTGTCCTTAATACAGGCCATCGTTCCAGTATCTACCCCATATCGTGTGCCGGTGTAGTCTGTCCAAGGGGTTATCTTGAGAGAATGTAGATGACCCGAGACGAAACTCGTACCCGATTTCATGGTGTTGTTGTAGACCGCATGAACTCCGTTGTGCCAGCGGTGTTTAATCATGCAAGTCTGGTTGACCATGATTGACCAGTACCACTTCCAATGCGGGGTGTGGTCTGCAATATCAAAGCCCTTGATTCCCTCGTATTGTGGGAGGATGTTAGACAGCTTGCCTGAGAATCGTAGGTCATGGTTACCAATCGTAATCATTAGCTTACAGCCAGCCGGTCTTACCTTTTCAATATCTCCGAGTCTTTCTTGGATCTCATCTAGCTCTTCTTTGACTGTCGGGCCTTTCTGCCAGCCAATGCGATGATGCGCTGAGATACTAGCGAAATCCGCAATATCCCCATTGAGAATCACAATCTTTGGTTTCAGATACTTTACAAATTCAACAAAGCCTCGGTGAGCTGTCGTAACGTATTCTGGGTTGTAGTGGCAATCAGAGCCAACTAAGATGACACCATTATCGATGGTGACGTTAGCTTGCATCTGCTCATCAGGAATATAAATCTTAGGCTGGCCAGAGGGTGACAGAGCCTCTAGAATAATGCCATATTTATTTTCTATTATTCTGCGCCTCTTCATAACATTGCGATTGCTAAGACCAATAGCCAAACTTACCTTTTCAGGGGATTGGTGTTCTTTCCAAGCCGCAATAAATTCTTCGTCACTACACGCTTTTCGTACCATGACATACCTTATAATGATAAAGTTAGCTTATATTAACTGAAAAGTGTTAAAAATCAATGGCTAAAACAAAAGAGATGTCAAGTAAGCAGATACCGACTACTGGTATTAGCTTAGATTTTTCCAAATCCCCAGAGGTTTATAAGTTCCTAACGAGTAATGCATTCGTGCGTGGGATGATGGGGCCAGTAGGGTCTGGCAAGTCTTATGCTTGCGCTGCTGAGGTG